AGGCTTGGTGATCAGCACGCGCAACTCGCCGTTGGCGAACGCCTCAAAGGTCTCCTCCTTTTTGTCGTCCTCGTCGTCGCCCGATACCTCGGCCGCGTCTCGGATCAGCTTTGATAGAGCCTTGCCCTCGTCGTTGAGATGGCACCAGACGACGGCAGGCTTACCGGTATTGCCGACAAGATTGGCGACTAGTTCGCATCGCTCGGTCAGCGTGCGGCGCCGCTCCTCGCGCTGCTCCGCGAGGGTCATCGCGGGCAAGTCGAATAGCATCCCGTCGCGCTGGCTCCGCGCAACCACGACGTGTTCGCGCGTGGTAAGCTTCGGCAACTTGAACGGGCCGTCATCGCAGCCCATATCGCTCGGCCGGCGAACCGCCCGCGCCCACGAGCAGACCCAGCGCCAGAACTCTTTCTCGGCGTGACCGCGAAAGCGCCAGACTCCAGCGCGATGCTCGTCCGAGCGGGATGTCGTTGGCCCCTGCTTCTTAAAGAATCGGCCCAGCATATCCGAGAAGCCCATCTCGCCGAGCGCCTCGCTCGATGTGCCGAGCTCGATGTAATCGTTGGGCGCCGCGGTCGCGGTGCAAAGCAGACGGTACGGGATCTTGCGCGCGAAGTCGGTTACCGCGGCCTTGGTCATCCCGTCGAAGTTCTTGAGGATCGAGGACTCGTCGCAGACCACGCCGGCAAATTGCGTCCGGTCGAAGTGGTGCAGGCGCTGGTAGTTGGTGACGACCACGCGCGCGCCGGCCGGGAACTTGCCATCCGAGGACCGCACGCAATCGATGCCGAACTTCTCGCCCTCCTCCACGGCCTGCCGCGCGACGGCAAGAGGCGTAAGCACCAGCACGGGACGGTTGGTGTGGCGCACCACGTTCTCGGCAAATGTTAGCTGGATCGCGGTCTTGCCTAGTCCGCAGTCCGCGAAGATTGCAGACCGGCCGCGCTCAACCGACCACGAGACAAGTGCCCGTTGGAAGTCGAAAAGCTTCGACGGCACGAAGGTCGGCTCGAACCCGTGCCGCGCGCCGACGTGCCGCTTGGCATCGAGGAACGTCTCGTAATTCACCGCGCACCTCCCATCGCCGCGCGAACCTTCGCCGCATAAGGCAACGTAGCCGCCTTGCGGGCGCCTGCTGGTCCGCCGTTGTGCACGCGGGCCAGCGTCTCGACATCGCCAGCAGCCCACGCCCGCGGAGCGTATCGCTTTAGATAAGCCTCAGCCACTCGGCGCGAGTAGGCGAGATCGGCGCACCGCGAGTAGTCGCCAGCCACGCGCGAGTCAGCGTGATACACGCGATGGATTTGCAGCGGACCGAGAGCCTTTCCGCCGTCGCCAGAGATCGGCCCGACGCGGCCGCTAGTCTCGACCTGATGCAACGCGCGCCAGAACGCCTCCGGCGGCGCAGCGTGCGCGGCCGAGGCGAGGACGAGGAGGAGAGCGGTGCGGATCACGACGCGGCCTCCTCATCGTCCTGCTCGTCATCCTGCTCGTCGTTAGCCTGCGGATTTGCCGCGGCCCACTTGGCGTGCGCGGCCTGCTCAGCAGCGCGCTTGGCGGACGCGCGCGCCTCGTCGGCAGCGGTCCACGGGTTGTCGGCGTTGCGGCGCGCGCTCACTTGAGCGAAGGCATCGCGAGCGGAAACGGGTTTGTTATTCACGACGCCGAAGGTACCAGAGCCCCGGCGGAATAAAAGCCCAAACCGCACTTTCTCCACGGCCACGCCACAAGGCGCGCAGGAGCAACAACTTAGGCGGAATCTTTTTTGAGCTAAACGTCGAGCGCGTCGGCGAAGGCGTCGCTGCCGAAGTCGCAGGAAATCGGCTCCGCCTTGCTTGCGGCGTATAGTTGCGCGAGCACGCCGGGCGACTCGAGCTCAGGGTTGCTCAGGTAGGTGTCGAACTTCGCGCCGGTCAGCCACAGCTTCGCAATCCACGGCGTCAGCGGTGCCTTGCCACTAGTGGCCGCGGTGGCGTCCACGTACAGCGAGAACCACGCCACGGCCTCGCGCGCCTGCCGGTCCCAACGATGCGCGGTCAGGCGGATGTAGTTGCCCGAGATTCCGCTCGGGAGGGTGAAGGATTTCTGGAGAGCCATTGCTTAGGTGTAGTCGGTGAAGCGTCCCGAGAGTCGCAGGTTGCCCGCGGCCAGCGTGCCGCCGTCGTTGCGGAAGATCTTCACGATGGCAGTCGTCGAGGTGGATGCGCCCGCTTGGCTATCATAGAAGCCCGCGTAGAGAACATCCTCGACGACGACGATGCCCTCGTCCGGTTTTGCTGAGAACCCGCGACCGCTGATGCCAATCTGCACGTTCTCGCTCGTGCCACCGCCTGCGATAGCGACGACCTCGTTGGTCTCGTAAACGACGTTAACCTGCCGCACGCTCGCGCCGGTGCCGGTCTTGATGCCGGTCGTCGTGACGTCGTTGTCGTTGTACTTGGAGACCGTGCCCGTGCCGACGACGGCCGTGCCGTTTGCGTTGCCGACGCTCGTCCAAGCCGAGGCTGTTCCGGTACGGTTGACCGCGCGAACGCGGACAAAGCCAGCTTGCAGAGTGGCGTTGTAGAGGAAGACGAAGTTTTCCCGAGTGCGCGTGATGCCCGCGGAGCTATCCGAGCCCCACGAGTAATCGACCGCGCCGTCGCTGTTGGTTGCGGTGGCCTTGATCTCGTAGTAGGCGAAGTCGCTGTCCGAGTTTGCCGTCCAGCTGACGCGAGTGCCGAAGTAGAAGACGGTTGTGCTGGGAATGTACTTCGGCTTCACGCCCTCAGTCGACAGCGTCGCACCGGCCGGAGCCGTCACCGTGCCCGAGTAGTTGGGCGCCGTCCGCGAGAGCGTAGCCGACACGGAGGACGGAACGTCGAAGTTGCTGATCGCACGCGCGGCGAACTCGTAAGCCTGCCCGGGCGTGAGGTCGTCGATGGAGACCGAGATTGAGCCGCTGCCGATTTGGTTGCCGATCTGCCACTCGCTCGCGCCGGACCGGCGGAATAGAATCGTTAGCAGAGCCCCGCCCGTGGGCATTGCGGGCGCCGTCAGCGTTATGCGGGCTAGCGCCGTGCCGTCGCTTGCGAGGTACGTGGTTTCGCTCAAGAACGTCGGCGCGCTGGGCGTGCTCGGAGGCGTCAGGTCAACCGAGCCAGCGGTGACGCCGGTCGCGATTGCCTGCGCGCGGTTCGAGAACCCGCTCACGTTCTCGAGCATATCGTAAGCGTTGACCCAGTAGTAGTAGGTCGTGCCGGTCGCGATCTCGGTATCGACGAAGCGCGACGCGCGGACCTCGGCAATCTTGTCCGTGTTCGCGTTGGCCGGAGTCGTGCCGCTGGTGTTGCGGTACACGCCGTACTCCGAGAGATCGGCCTCGGTATTGTCCAGCCAGTCGAGCGAGACGGCGCGGCCCGTGCCGACGTTGGCCGTCAATGAGCTCGGCGCGTTAGGCGCGGTCGTGTCCTTGACGACGGTCACGCTCGCGGTCGCGTAGCTCGTCGCGACTTGGAAGTAGGACAGCCCGTAGATTCGGACGTTGTAGTTGAGCCCGATCTTAACGTCCGAGGAAATGTACTCGAGCGTGCGGTCGCCCGGGACGGTCGTCCACGTAAGATAAGTCGTGCTCGTGCTCTCCTTGTAATCGATGCCGACCGACCCGCCGCTCTGGATAAACTCCTCCGCCGGAGCGGACCACGAGACCTTGATGCGCGGGAGCGCGGTGCCGTCCGCCTGCACCAGCTGCGTCGTGCCGTCCGCGACTAGCGCGAGGTTCGTCGGTGCGCTTAGCGCGAACGGATTCGGCAGCGTCGTGGTCGGCGCGTTCGCCATCTCGATTTCGTCGGTGACGTCCCAGTCGTAAACCGCGCTCGCCGTCTCGCGGAGCGTCATCTCGACCGTCAGCTGCGGCGGCTCGCCGTCGCTGGCGAAGTGCCAGTCCATCACCTCGAAGACCTTGTTCGTCCAGCCGAACTTGGCGTTCGTGATCATCACGGTGTCGCCCGCCCGCAGCTGCATCGCGTCGAGCTTAAAGCGCGCGGTCATCGTGATCTCCTGCCGGGCGCGGCGCAGTTCGATGCGCGCGAGGCGCTGCGCGCACGAGCTCGAGGTCGTGAACGGCAGTACCACGTCGCGGTAATAGCGGATGTTCCCGTCCTCGGCGTAGTACGTCGAGGAGACGAGCGGCGGAAAGTCGGTCGGCTGCCACTCAGACTTGGCCGATACGAAGACGCCCTTGACCGCGTTGACCCGGTCGCGCGCGCTGGTCTTGGTCTGGATCTGCACCGCGCCCGCGAAGTCGCCCTCGCTCAAGGTCACGGTCGGGATGCGGTAGCCGCCCGCGTAAGGCACGATCTTGCCTCCGCTGTAGGCGATCAGCCCGCCCATCGCGGAGAGGATCTTGCCGATGTTCTCGTCCGGCGAGGCGCTCGTGAACAGCACGCCGTTGGCCTCGTAGCGGTTTTCGTAGGTCGTCGGTGACGCAGGCAGGATCTGCACCTGCTCCTCGCAGATGTTGGCCGCGGCGGTGAAGGCCGTGTCGTCCATCTCGCTCGCGTCCATCGCCATCCCGAGGCGCGTATCGGTCAGGTAATCGCGCAGGCAGAGCGCCGCGTTTGCGGAGTAAGCGGTCGTCGAGGTCCGCGGATCCCAGACCTTCTTGCCCTTGACCATCGCGGAGACGTTAGGGATGCCGCCGACCCAGATCTCCTCGTTCCAGACGAGCTGCACGTAAAGGTAAGCGATGCCGCGCAGGCGGTGGTTGCTCGTCCATTGCCCGTTGGTTAGGCCGGAGGTCGCCGTCTGGAGGTTGGTCTCGACGGTCTGCGTATCGCTGCCGAGCTTCTTGTAAATCTCGGCGTAGCCCGCGAAGCGTCCGCTGGCCGCGGAGCCTGCGCCAGTCAGCGCGAGCTCATCGTTGAAGTAAACATCCCCGATCTCCTCGACCTCGTGCCCGGCCAGCGCGATGACGAGGTGTAGATACTCGTTCTTCGTGCCGGTCGTGGAGATGTAAACCATCGTCCCCGAGACGCGGGTCTCGCCGTAGATGATCTGCCGCGCGGATACCGGCGAGCGCACCATCTGCGTGCGGTCGGCCAGCGAGGCATCGCCAAAGCCCGGCGGCTTTTTCTGGAGCAGCTTGCTCGCGCCCATCGAGGCCGCGGTCACCGCGATGAAGTTCAACGTTGCCGTGATCGCCTGCGCGACCGCGACGTTGTTGAAGACGTTCATCAACGCGATCCAGACCGTAGGGTTGGCGAAGACGGGCATAAATCAAAAGCGCCAGCAGGAACCGTGCGGGAAGTCCACGAACCGCAGCCCGTCCTCCGCGACGAACGCAGCAAGCGCGCCGATGCAGACGCCGAGGCCCGTGCCGTTGCCGACATCGCGAGCGATCACATCACCGCGACGAGCGAGCGAAGGATGCACGACCTTTCCGCCTGCGCGCTCGAGCATTGCCTCGACGCCGCCGCCATCCTTCACGAACCGCAGCGCGGGCAGCGCGCTTGAGTAGCGCCCGCGGTAGTCCGCCGCGATGTCGCGCCCGGTCGCAGCGAGAACCCAGTCCGAGGCGAATAGACAGCAATCGTTCGAGCCCCACGCAAACGGCATCCGCCTCCGCTCCTCGATGAAGCGGGCGAGCAGCGCGGCCTTGTCGGTCGTCGTCATTCGTAGCCGGTGCCTTCGGTGCCGGTCTTGTCGCCGCCGTCCCAGTTCGTCGCCTGCGTCTGATTGGGGTTTCCCCAGTAGATCGGCTTTTCTTGGATGTCGTTCACGAACTCGAGCCCGACATCGCCCGCAAAAAGGTTCTGCTGCTCCTCGTCCGTGTACCGGA